CAGGAGCTTCGGCGTGGAATTTGGTGGTATCGGTCGGATCTTCCGGAGTGGGAAGCAGTTTGCCACGATAGTTGCGCAGCCACATATCCCACACCAGATCCACCCAGCCAAAATCGGTCTGGATCTGATCAACCACCATACCGTAAGCCACGCGGCTTTGCTGGTCTTCTTTGTACCACCGGACGTTATTGTCCTGCTCCGAAGAAATGGCGTACTTGTCCGCCGGGGCAAGGTAGCAGGCGGTTGGCATGCCGTCTGTGACCAAAAACGCTTCAGCGTTACCGCGCAGATCGGAGGCAGCGATGGACCCACCGCCGGTATAGGTGATTCGCGCACCGGCAACACCGGTTGCCGCCTTGTTGATGTTGTAGGTCGCACCGGCGTCCATCTGCTGCAACAGCCCCTGGAAAGCCAGGGTGTTGAGGGTGCTGTTGGCCCAGATCATTTCCCGTTCCAGGTCCAGAAGTAACTTATTTAACCGCCCAAGTGCCTGGAGCGCCTTGACATCGCCAAACTTGGCCTGGGCGGCCAGTTGCATTCCACGAGTTACGGCGCCCGTTTGTCCGAGGAACCGGACGCTTTGGGTCACGCGTTCCAACTCAATCGAGTCCTGAACGCCGAGATTGCCCTCACCTCGCCAGGATGAACCGGAGATCCCCAGACTCTTGAGCCGGGTGAATTGTTCGGTCACCGCCTTGGCCTGGAAGGTGTAAAAACGCCGTAGTAGGGGGGTGAAGTTTTCGGCCTGCATGGTGATCACCTTGACCACTGGATCAAGAGACTCACCAATCAGGCTGGAACCATCGGTGCCACCGGACACGCTGCCCGAGGTGGCAAGAGCCTTGGTGATATCTTCTTCGGTCAACCCGTACAGATCGGACATCGCGACCTCATCGGGAGACATGCCAAACTTGGTGTTGGCGTAGACGTTGTTCAAATGTTGTGCGCTGAGCAGGTCCATCTATCTATGCTCCTTCATGAATTGGCAGTGAGACCCGCTCACTGCAACACGTTTCCAAATGGGGGCTTTCGCCTTAGGCACCGGGACAGAAATAACTTACCAGGAAAAAGCTATATTTATTCATTTGTTACCTTTTTCAGTTTGGTATATTATTTCTGTCAGGCTGCCTATTGCATATTTCGCTGCAACAGAGCCTGACCGGCCCGGTCGATGCTGATGCCGTCGCCGATGCTGATTTGACGGCGGGGATCACGGTGACGTTTGGAGCCGACCATGACCAGTTTCATTGCAGTGACAGCGTCACAACCGGCAACGTTGTCGCCAGGGATGCCGTTGACCCAGTTTTTGGGGTTGGCCAGCATAGACAGAGCCTTTTCCACGGGGGAAGGGCCAATGGGCAGATCGGTAGGCTTGGGTTGGGCGCCGTCAGGAGCGCCTTGCAGCGTGATACGGCCTCTGATGGGGGCAGGAGTGCCCTTGAGCCGGTTCAGTTCGTCTTGCAGGGGAGCAACGGCATCGGCAATCGCCTTGGAGATCTGCGCTTCATCCATCGCGGGAGGAGCGGGAGGAGCGGCGGGTTTGGCAGCAGGTTCTTCCTCGATCTGGATCGCCTTCGTGATCGCCACATGCCCCACGAGCAGGTCTTGCGGCAGTTCAACATTGTCGCCCAGGCTTTTCAAGGCTTCGACGTAGACCTGTTGGGCCTCCAGGGCTTTTTTGGTTTTCTCGTCCATTGGATCTCTCCATAGCGCCAGGGCTTTTGTCATCTGAAGCGCCTTGGCTAACGTGTTAAGCCCGGTGATCCGGGAAGCCGGATGAACCTGAGCAGAAGTTACGGAAATCTCGTAGATCAGGGTTTGTACGCCCTGCGGCACAAATCGTCCCAACTCGGCAGACCACGCAGCACGGCGACGAGTGCGTCCACGCACCGACAAACCACGAATCGAGCCGTTCTTAATGCCCCACCAGACCTCGTTGGCCTTGGCCAGAAAGGATTGGAAAGAAGCATCGCTGGCTGATTCCAGCGGTTGTACGTTTCGCAGATCCTCATCGCCAGGGCGAAACAATTCGGCCCGCATAAACAGGCCAGCGTCCAAAACAGCCAGTTCCAGCACCCGGCCAATGGGCAGACTGCGTGTGTGATCCCACAGTAGCACCGGGTTTTTGAGCAGATACTCTTTTGCGCCTTCGATGAATGACTCTGGTAGAATCTCTTCATCCTGCCAGTCAATGCCGCGCAACGAGGCCCAACCTTCGATCAGGCGCCGCCCCTGTTCGTCCGGGATGTGGTAGACCTGCTCAGCACCGAGTTCAAAGGCAACGAAGGTGGTAGACGCACCTTCCGGGGGCGCGGGAATGTTCGTCGCGCTGGCGAGGCTGACTGTCGGGTAGTTCATGGCTTACAGATTACGCCATAGGAGTGAGAATGCCGCCAGACGTGGCGATAGAGAAAACAGGCCCACAGGTTCACTTTCAGAAACAACTTCTCCATTTTCTTTGTAGGTTGCCCAACCACGGGTCTTTTGCAATACTCCGGCATGCATCATTTGGGCAAGGTTGTCATATTGCAAGGCTGGTATGTTCCATAGGCGAACGATTTCTTCCTGGGTCAACCCCCGTTTCACCTGGAGGGTAGCCTTGTGCAACCGAGCCAGCAGTAACACAACCCGCCAGTCAAGGGTCAGGCCAGTTCGTTTCAAGATGCGCGATGCTGCTTTTTGCGCTCGATGCCGTGCACCGCGAGGGATGGTTACAGTAGCTTGTGTTGTTTGCATTAGCCTTTGATCCACTCCAGGGCTTTAACAACCCACGACTCGCCCGCCTCAATGGCCTTATCAAAGTGGGACATAAACCCTTCACTACCGCCAAACATGAACTTAATCTGCTTTTTAGCCTCGGTCCTGGCCGCTTCACTGCCTGCCATTAGCCTGCTGACCTGGCCAAGAGCGTCATCGATCTCCAGATCGCCACGCTGTAGCTTCTCAAATACACCACGGACCTTTTTTGACGTAACTTTGGCCTCTTCGGGGGATTCAATCGGGGCTGATTCTTGTTTGGGGGTGGGTGGCTTAGCCTCTTCCTTGGGTGGTTCGGCGGTGGGTTGTTTAGCCTCTTCTTTTTTCGGCTTTGGCAGATGCTCCTTGTGGACCCCTTGCCACCGCGCGACTTCTTTCTCGGCTCGCTCGACATGGGGCCTTGAGCCAATCTTTTTTGCCCGCTCCAACGCATTCACCCTCCGCGATAGACCAGCTTCAGCGTGTTTTTTTGCCGCGCCTTCGTGAGCTTTTGCGGTCATAGCCTTGAATTCAGTCAAAGAGGAGTGTTGGGCCTCGCCTGGAGTTCCCTTGCCATCGGTATCGTCGAGATGATAGGACACTCTATCGCCTTCAATTTTGTCGATGACATAGTGTCCTTTGCCTGCTCCTGCCGAGAACATGGACCCTTCTTTGTAGTGTTCCTCGTTGGTCAGGTGCTTGCCGGAAACGGAATGTTCGCCATGCCGATTCGCCCGCTTGTCGGCATAGATATAGCGCGGCTTACCACCCGCGCCCTCGTATTTGCGGATGTACTTATGTTGGATGGCTTTGAGAAACTCCTCAAAGCGCGACAGGCTGAAGCGAATAGTGGCCACGTCTACTCTTTTTCCTCTTTTTTCTCTTCCTTAGCCTCTTCCTCTTCCTTCACCTCGTCTTCGTCTGTGGCGGCGGGTGAAGCGATAGGATCGGGTTCATCGTCCTTGTCTTTGCGGTCCTCTTGTTCCATGCCAGCCAGGGCTTTACTCAGGTAGGCTTCGTTGTTGATGAACGAATCCGGGTCAAACTCGCCCTCGCCAAATCCGTTGCAGTTGGTGACATTCGTCATCCGCTCGGCAGATCGGAACCACGGCCCCGTGCAGTAGGTGATCAGATCGGGCTGATCGTTGTACTCACGAGCGCCCAGGCTCGCCACAAACCCCCACCGACAGCGGTTGCACATGGCGGTTACGCCGTGTTCATTGTAGCCCTTGCTAGACTCTTCCTGTTCGTGTTTGACATAGTCCTGCGCGAACGTCTGCGCCGGGTCGGGAAGGAGGCTTGTCTTGAGTACAGCGGGCATAGCTACACCTTAGCGGTTGGGGATGGAGGTTTTTTCAGGAATGCCGGGAAAGCCTTTGGTCAGCGGGCCAGGACTGGGAGACACGGTCCCACCGTGATCCGCGCTTTGTTTGGTGAGCCGGTTGGGCACGTCGGCAGCGGTCGGCCTTTCGGTGGGAACGCCGGTATTGCCGCCGAAAGAGGGAACAGCAGGCAGAGACGCGCTCTGCGCCGGTGTACCGCCTCCATTGGGGTTTTTGGTGCTGTTGGGGACAGTCACGTTGAAGTTGGCGCCGGTGCCGCTCTGGGTTTTGACGGTAGACATGATCCTATCCTTTATCGTTCGACGGGCGGGGTGTATGACACCTTGACGCCCGCAGATGGAATGCTTCCCCCTGCCTCTTTTTTGGCCTTATCAATCAGCCATTGCGAAGCGGGGATCGCAAAGTGGGTGCAGTTGGGATGCAAGGGAACGGCTGGTCGCCATGCCTGCTGTTTGCGTTTGTAGTTGGTCGCGCCCTCAATATCATCGCGACGAAACACGCGACCGTCGATCAGGCGTCTGCATTCGTCGCATGCCGTTGGAGATGTGGGCACATAGACCACATCAACCTCCAAACGCCTTGTCTCATCGAACAGACCAGCCTGAAGCGCCCGCGCTGTCTCTGTGCGGGCGATACGCATCCAGTCAGCGCGATCATCGTCAAGGTCGCTGGACAGTTGCCGGGCTGCTTTGCTCGGATGCTCGCCACGTTCCAGGGTTTGCAGTAGCCTCGACTGGAACAGGCTCACCACGTCGCGATCCTTCGACTGAATTTCATTGAAGGTGTAGGCACGGGCAAATTGCATCGCCTGACGGTCAATGTAGGTGTTACCTGCAACGGCCTGGGCAACGGCGTCTGCTGTGGGTTGTTTTGTCAGCGCCATCTCACCCAGGCGTGCGACCTGCACACCGTAGACATACACGCGATAAGCGTTATCGTCTGCAATGCCCCACGTCTGCTGTTCAATCATGCTCTGAGCGAGTCTGGCAAACATCTGCTGTCCTGCCGGTGTCAGCATCTCAGCGCGGTGTTGTTCTGCCCATTGCAGCAGTTGAGACACAAGTTGACCTGACCATCGGCCTTGCAGATCCCTGGCCATCTCCCTCATCCACCGATCAACCGCAACAAAAGGGTGCTGCCGGTCTTTGAGGGTGATGCGGATAGTCATTCAAGGGCAATCTTAATTTCAGGAACACCACCATAGCGCTCCCGATGCTCTACAAGGGCCGTGCGGAACAGGCCAAGTGCCTTCTCTATCTCATCCTCGGGCAGGTTTTTCTTATCTTCCTCGCCCTCGCCTTCTTCTCCGTCCTGCGGTGGCTCGCCCTCATCCTGCCCCTTGCCGCCACCACCGTCGTTCTGCCCCTTGGCCTGAGCGAACGCCTTGAGGTACTCCAAAGACATATCGCCGTTCTCCAGGGGCGGATCGCCGCGTTCGGATCGGATTTCGTTGGGGCTGGCCAGCATCAACTCCAGACGCTTTCCATCGGCCTCTAGCTTTTCAGGTTCGTCCCGTAGATGCGAGACATTGGAGCGATAGGCAATATCGGCATAGCCGAACGGACGGACGATACCCTCGTTAAGGGCTTCGTCCAAAAGGTCCATGAGTTCGCGCAATCCGTCATCGGCAATGTCGGTTTGCCCTTCGCTGGTGGCTCGATTCACATCCTCCAGAATCCCCAGTTTGGTCGGAGGCATGTTCATTACGGCGCACACCCGCAAGGCCATCTGCTTACGCCGTTCTACGCTTTTTTTGTCCCGGCCTGCGTCGCTCATGGTAGTGGGCACCCATTGCAGGTCATCGAAGGCCACCAGGGGGATTTTTTTGGTTCCTTCCCACTGTTCCTCGACCATCGAACGCAGCGCGGAAACATCTTCCATCACCACCGATTCGTCTTTGATGTTGAGGAAGCCGCCGTACATCCCGCGTTTTAGTTCTTCCAGGTCCTCTTTGTCGGCCATCGCTTCGAGCATAGAGGTCATGGCCAGGGTTTCCACCCGGCTGTAGCCATAGCCCCGAAAGCGTACATCGGTCTGGGGGTTCTCCTGGATGTAGAGCAGATCCCCCACTCGCCACTGGGCTTCTGGTACTTTCTGGTTATCGATCCACTGTTCATAGGCCGGTTCCTGGGGGTTGTTGATGCCGCGCAACTGGCCATGTTCGTCGATGCAGGGGCGCACTGTCGCGCCATCCACCCAATGCAACTCCAGGATAGGGTTGTCTGGCCTGGGATGTCCCTCTGTGTCATGGGGGTATTCGGCCCGACGTAACTCCACGCAGCCAGCATCCAGCGTCAGGATATCGGGCACCACGGCCCGCAGGATCTGGTCCCAGGGTTTGCGGTTGCGGTTGGGGTGCAAAAACAACTGACGCACGCAGTGCGCGTGTTGTTCGGCCTCACGGGTAATATCGAACAGCGCCAGCATACATCGATCCCGGATCTCGGCTTCGCTGATATCCTCCGTGTCCAGGGCAAAACGCAAGGCGCTCCAGACGGACGGTGTAACATAAGTGGCCCTGGCTTTGCGCAACAGATCCCGTCGATCCGGGTAACGCACCGCAGATAGGGACAGACAACGAAGTGCGTCAAGTTCGGCCTTGTGCCGTTCCAGCGCAGGAACAACGTCCCATTGGGCTGCGGCGATCTCCCGTTTGCGAATGTCGATAGCAGCCCGTAGCCAGGGGTTATTACGAGCAAAGACGCGCAAGATCTCGTAGGGAAGGCCAAGCAGCTTGCGTGGACCCTGACCCCCTGGCTCAGCGTACAGATAGAGCGGCAGGTGACGGGCGCGGTCATCGTCGATACGTTGGGGGGTGCGTTTGCGTGCGGTCAGCGCCTTCTCAAACTCCTCCTCCACCCGTTCTGCGATCACGCCCGACGGAATGATGCGCTGCCAGATGCGCTGCCAGAAACCCATTACTACTCCAGTGTTGTCCGGGTAAACCGGGATGCCTGAGTCACTGCCCCGCAGACCGCATCAGCTAGATCCTTAGAGCCACGCGGGGGATGGTCAACCTTTTTATCGTTCACAAGCTCCAAACGAGTCAATTCTACCTGGAAAACTGCCATTGGGTCGCCCTTTTCGGCCAGCGCAACAACACTGTCCCAGGGTGTTTCTGGGGTCTGCTCATGCGCAGGAGGAAAGAACAGGCGGCCCTCGTAGAGGGCATCTTTGAGAGTAATGTACGGTTCCAGATTTTTATCCACGGAGAGTTTCTCGATCACAAACCCGCGTCTTTGCATGATCTGCACCGAGTCTGTGGATTGATAGCCATCAAAGCTGTTTGTGCGAAAGCGAAAACCTCGTTCATCCCGCAGCCAGTAGATAATCTTGCGCACCGTAGCAAAGTCAATTTCCCCACCAGGCGGGGCTTTGATCTGGATTAGCAACTCAACATCGATAAGCGCGGCCTTTTCGGGTCGACGTTCTCCTTTGGAGATGGCGACCTGATCTACGCCGCTTTTGCGGGTGATAGCGATCCCGCAGGCATCCCATTTTTCGGCCAGGTCAACGTGAAAGTGATACCACTCCTCGGGGTCGCCAAAGAAATCCTCACGAACCAGATCCTCGAACCGGACGCCATTTTTAAGCCAGTCCCTCGGCTGAACATGCGGTAGCACTGGTGAAACCATCTCAAATTCTGGCCGAATTTTATCGCGTCGTCGGATGAATGGCTCCGTTACCTCCGA